TAAGGAAACTTACCTACATCTAATTCTCTTTCAAATGGGTAAACTCTACCCGCAAATGAAGTAAATTTAGCCCCATATTCCTGTTCATATACTTCCTTAGCCATATTTCTCTTTCTTTCAAGAAGAAATTGGTCTTGTTTTCCGTGAGGGAAGGCGAAATGGTTATCCCAAGAAGGGGCTTGGTGGGATTCCCAAAGTTCATCATCTTTTCCAAGAAGATACAAATCATACACCCAGTTAAAGCCTTCTGGTGTTGTTATAAAGATTGCCTTCCCTTTTCTATCGGATAAAGTAGGAGATAAATACATATCCCAAATTTTACTTTTTACTTTAGCTGCTTCATCGATAATCAATAAATCCAATCCTTCTCCTACTAACGAATCAGGATTGTCTGCGGATTTGGCTTCAACTACTGTTCCCCATTTGAATTTGATAAACCTATCTTTCTCTGAGGCTCGTATAATGTCGTTTTGATGCCCAACTACCATTTTTTGCCAAATTTCTCTGAACATTAAGTCCGCTTTATCATAAGATAAGCCAACCAGCCATATCCTTTTATTGGGCTGAGAAGCATAAAATGTAGCTTCCATAGCAGAGGCAGTAGTCTTGCCAAATCTCCTTCCGCAAACCATGACAAAAAACCTTGCTGTTTTCTTTTTAGGAAAATGTAATTTACTTTGTCCTAAATGTGGTTTGTAATCCATATAATCAAACCACTTTTCTTTATATTCTTTTAATGAATTATTCAAAAATTTGTTTTTTAAACTAAGTTAATTTAAGTTATCTATATGTATTTTACAAAAATTGGTAAAATATAGTTAAAATAATTAATATGGAGGACAGTATGTCCGAAGAGAAGACACAAGCAACGACAGAAACAGTTAGTGAAAGTCCTGCACAAGAAACTGTTCAAAATAGCTCTAATGATCAGTATATTGCAGAAAGCAAAAAGTATAGAAAAAGAGCTCAGGATGCTGAAGCGCGATTAGCTGAATTAGAATCTAAGTTTACAAAGCAAGAAGAAGCTAAAATGATAGAAGAAGGCAAAAAAGATGAATTGATTTCAAAGTATCAATCTGAAAATAAGTCTTTAACTGAAAATGCTGATAAATGGGCTAAGTATGAAAAAGCTAAAAGAGCTGTTTTACTTGAAAAACATCCTGAAAATGAAAGAGAGAACTTATCTAAATTAGATTTGGAAACTCTTGAATATGTAACTGGTAAAATTAATAATAGTAAACCAAATGCTCCTGAAACATTGGGAACTGCAAGAAAGAAAATTTCCAATGATAAAGTAGATTATACAGATAGAGGTAAAATTAGGGGTGATTGGAAGAATATTATAGATTCATATAAATAATTCAGTCATTCAAAATGAAGGCATAAACATGCAGTTGAAAGAATGATAAATTAGGAGTTGAAATGGCAGAAGTAACAACAACAACAGCGGCGAATTTTATTCCAGAATTATGGAGAGATGCAATTCTTGATTATGCAGAAAAAAAATTCGTTTTAAAAAATCAAGTATCAGACTTTAGTAGTTTGGTAGCAGGAGGTGGAGATATTCTTCATATTCCTAAAGTAACTGAAGAAACAGCAGCTAATCTTTCATCAGGTAGTGCTGTAAGTTATGGTGCTAATACAGATGGAAAAGTAGATCTTACTATAGATCAGCATGCAGTAGAAGCAAAAAGAATTGGTGACCATGTTAAAGTACAAGAGTCAGCAGATTTATTTGGTGCTTATGCAAAATCTATGGGATATGCTATTGCTAAATATGTAGATAATTATATCGCAGTAAGCGTTCTTCAAGCAGCTACTGGTAACGATGTAACATTAGGAACAGATAATGCTCCAACATCTGCAGAAATCAGAACAGGATTGCAAAAGCTTCTTGATGGAAATTGGGATTATACAGATGGAGATACTTTCTTGCATTGTTCTCCTGCAACCTATATGTCTATTTTAGGATTGCAAGATTTCTATGATGCTTCAAGGAGAGGTGATAACGAAAATCCTGCTGTTCAAGGTGCTTTAGGTATGATTTATGGTATGCCTACATTCTCATCTGTAGATTGGGATGATGATGGTGGTACTGGCGATGAAACTGCAACTATTTTTAATAGAAATGGAGTTTATTTCGCACAGCAATTAGCCCCTAGAGTTCAAAGTTCATATGATATAGATTATCTATCTACATCAGTTGTAGTAGATGTTCTATTTGGAGCTTGCTTGTCAGGTGCTACTTCAGGTACTACTAATGTTCCTGTTGTGAACTTTAATAATCCGTAGTAAGCTATTATAGCTTATAGTAATAAGGGGGGTGTTATGCCCCCTTATTATTAAATAGGAGAAATAATGACACATACATATTTTTGTAAGAAATGCAATCATAAATGGGAACATTTTGTTGTATCTTTAAATGAAGAAGTTTTTTGTGAAAAATGCAATTCATCAAAATGGGATAGAATAGGGATTCCTAGAGTTTCTATGAATCCTATAACTGATCAATTCTTAAGGGATGAAAAGGTTATAGATTGAGTTTACTAAAAAAAATTAAAGAACATGAAGGTTTTGAACCAAGAGTTTATAAGTGTACTGAAGGCTATGACACTATAGGGTATGGATTCGCTATTAAAGATTTAGAATTAACCGAAGATGTCTGTGATATTATATTACAGCAAAAGCTAGATAAATTAAATAAAATATTAAATGAACGCTTTTGTTGGTATCCTATATCACCATTAGCAATTCAAGATGTGGTAATTAATATGTGTTACCAATTAGGAATTTCTGGATTTTCAAAATTTAAAAAAACTATATATTACTTAGAAACAGAACAATACGAAGAGGCTAGTTCAGAGATGCTTGATTCCTTATGGGCTAAGCAAACACCTAATCGTGCTAAAGAGCTTAGTGAAATTGTAAAATCAGTTTCAACCGATTAGGAATTTCCACTTTTATATACTAAATTAAAAACAAAAATACAAGGAATTTCTATGGCTTTGAAGGATAGGGGTGTAATCAAAAGAGCAATAGTAACCCCTGATAAGCACTTTCCAATACACGATGAAAAAGCTATAAATGTTGTATGTAAGGCTATTGAGATTGTAAAACCTGATATATACATTGATTTAGGGGATACAGGTGAATGGGAACATTTTAGTACACATTATTGGAAGGGAAGATTCGCAAAACCTATGGAGGATTTAATTCCTCTTTTAGATGAAGATGTTAAAGCTGTAAATGAGGGAATGGATCAAATTGATAAATCCCTTGATAAGGCAGATTGTGGAATAAGACATTTTGTTCAAGGTAATCATGAAGTTTGGTTAGATAAGTTTGTTACCAGGTATCCTTATTTAAGTCACTATAAGACTGAAAAAGCTTTAAAACTTAAAGAAAGAGGATATAAGTATCATCCTTACAATAGAAAGAAGCTTTTAAAAATAGGTAAGATAAACTTTACACACGGAAAGTTTGTATCCAAATACCATTCATTTAAACATTTAGATGTATATGGTGAGAGTATTATGTATGGACATACACACGATCTACAAAGACATACCAAAACTGTAGCTGGTGGAACATTGAGTGCGTGGAGTTTAGGATGTTTAAAGGATATAGAGGCTGATGAAGATTGGTTGAGTGGAAGATTAACTAATTGGAATCACTCTTTTGCTATTATTGATTTTTTCAGTAATGGAGATTATAAAGTAGAAGTAGTTGAAATTATTAGAGGCAGAACAAGTTTATGGGGGGAATTAATTGAAGGATGAAAATAGGAGATTTACTTTTATTAAAAGGGTATATAAATAAAAAACAGCTTAGAGCAGCTTTAAGAAAACAATCTGAAGAGGCTATCAAGTATGATAGATCTGTTCCACTAGGGAAGATACTTATAGAGGAAAAGTATGTTACAGTTGATGAAGTGACTGAAGCTTTAAATGAACAGCCTAAAAGTGTTAAGGAAATAAAACAGGAGAAACCTATGGCAACTGAAATAGGGGAAAATAGTAAATTTACATTCGATTTAAAATTTTTAGTAACTATAGGGGCTGTATTAGTTTCAGCTTCTGCTACTTACTTTAGCATTACAGGCAAACTGAATGATATAGAATCTAATAACTCTCCAAATAGAATGGAATATGAGTTTGTTGTCAATGAACTTAATAACCTTAAGGGTGCTGGAGATTTA